TTCTCGCTCTGCGGGCCTCGGTTGGTCTGGGCGAAGTTGTTGTTGCACCAGAAGAGGCCCCACTGCGCGGTCGCGGGCGTGCTGCCGGTGTGTTGCTGAATGATGGGCGCGGTCCCGGCAGGCCACTCCAGCAGGCGGACGAAGATCGTGAAGACGAACGAGGTATCGGTCGCGCCGTCGCCATACCACGCGACCTGGGTGTCGCCCCGGCGCTCGGCCGGGCCGCCGTCGAATCGGAGGTAGGTGAGAGTCTTCTGCGCCATCGGATGCGAGAACAGCCGCCGACCGCGTAGGCCGACGGCCGTCCGTTCCTCCCCTGTGAGGTTCGAGCTACTCGGGCGCCTCGACCGCCCAGGGGCGCGGCTGCTCGGCGTTCGAGGAGATGACCGGGGTGCCCGTGAGGCCCTGGTCCGGCCAGACGCCCACGCGGACGTAAGCCTGCTCGTTGAACTTTGCGTCGATCGAGAACGACTGGTCGCGTGCGTCCCACGGCTGCCCCGCGGCCTCGACGGCGCCCTCATCGGGTCGGCAGGTCTCCCACGGACCGTCGGAGTCGGTCGAGAACTGGACGCCCGCGACGGAGCCGGGGTCGCCCTGCACCTGCTGATCGACCTGGAGCGACTTCGTCTGCCCGGCCACGCAGCCGCCGATCACGTTGAGTCGCAGCTCGCCGGAACTCTGCGCGGGAGCCGTGGCGGCTTCGGCATCGTCGCCCTCGCGCGAGAAGCCCTGCTGCTTGAGGTACGGCCAGACGCGGTCGTCCGCGAGGAACTTCTTGCCCTGCTTCTCGACCTGGAAGGTCTTCATTCGATTTTCTCCTTTAGGAGGTGTCGGGGCCCCGGCCGAAACCTGGGCCCCGACCTCAATTTAGTCGGTACCGAGCGTGATCTGCGCGCCGAGGTTCCCGTCGACCATCTTGACTCCGACGAGGCAGTCAATGCTCATAACGTCGGCCTTCGCGACGCGGTCGTAGTCGAACGTGACCCGCAGCGAGAGGCCCGTGTTCGGGTCGACGACGGTCGTCGACTCGGGGGCGTTCTCGTGCGGGCGCAGCGCCGGAGCGATCATGGCGAACGCGCGCGGGTGGAACGCCGCGCCGTGCGACTCGTAGGTTCCGCCGTTGCCGTCGAAGACGGTCATGACCGAGGTATCGGCCACGTCCTCGCGCAGCGGCTCGCGGATCGTGATCGAGCCAGCGTTCGAGGACGCCGTCTCCAGTGCGTCGACGACGACCTTTCCGTAGCCCGCGATGTGGACGATGTCGCCTGCGGTAAACGTGCCCGCGGCCTGGTCGCCCGTGTCGTAGGGGATCACGGTCGAGCCTGCCGCGACGGGCGAGCCCGAGCCGTCGACGGCGGCCGTCGACATCGTGCCCGAAGTGTGCTCGGTGTCGTCGACATTCTGGTCCATGAACGTCGAGAATCCGAGCAGTCGGCCCAGCTCCGCTTCTCGGAGAGCGCCGGAAGCACCGGACTCGTTGACCTTCGTGAACTCGCCCGCGGAGAGCAGCGCCTCCTCGTAAGCCGGGGAGACGAGCTGGTAGCGCGGGTTCATCGGGACCTTCAGGTCGTTCAGCACTCGCCGCACGGCCGCCAGGTCGGCGGAGCTGTCCGGCAGAGCTGCCAGCGGAGCGGTGACGGAGGCGCCGACCGTCTCCGGCAGGTCGCGCAGCTTGCTGCACGCGTAGGCGTCGATCGCCTCGGAAATGGCAAGCATCTCCGGCGCGAGGATCTGCGACGAGAACTGCCGGATCGTGAACTGCCGCTCGCGCTGCGTCACTTCGACCGAGCTGTCGAAGTGCTTCTCCAGCGAGATCGTGATCGGCGTTTCCTTGCGGGTGTTGATCGTCAGGCCGCCGCCCGGGGTCCACTCGTTCGCAGTCCCGGACTGGCGCCGACGGATCTGGATCGACTCGCCGACCTTGCCGTCCCGGATCTCGCCCTCGTAGCTGCGGTCCATGAGTCGCGATGCGACCATGTTCGACTGCACGAGCACGAGCGCTTCCATCGCGATCTCGGTCGGAGTGAGAAGGGTGTTCGGCATTTCGTGCTACCTCTTTCGGTTGTGGACGATCTAGCCCGGGATCCGGGCTCCTCGTTCGCCGAGGCCCTGGGTCTCCCGATACTTCTTGTATTCGTCCATGCTCATGTCTTCGACGCGCTTCCCGTTGGCCGACGCGCTGCCGCCGATGCCGCCCGATGCGCCCGCGCCCTGCGAACCTTCCCACCAGTGACGGCGGGACTCCTTCGCGGCTTCGAGTGCCTCGTGAATCGTCATCGGCGTCTCGCCGTCCTTCCCGAGCACGATCGTTCCGTTTGCGTCCTTCATGACGGGGGTTCCCCGCTCATGATCGAAGATGAACTGACTCCGCGCGAAAAGAAGCGCGTCCTCGACGGCCTCCTTCCGGAATCCCTCGGATTTGGCGCAAGCCTCACGCACGCCGATCTCCAACTTCAGATTTGCGAACGCGCTCTCGGCCGCGGTGCGACCTCCTTCGAGTTCCTCGATCATCTTCTGGAGCTTCGTCTTCTCCCGCTCGTGCTCGGCCTTGAGTTCCTTCGTCGTTGCCGCGAGGAACTCTTCGGTTTTGCCTTCTGCGAGGAGCTTGCCGAGGTCGTCCTTCTTGAGCCGAGCCTGCATCTCCAACAGGGCCGCCGCACCTTCCTCGCCGCCGATCCTCTCGACGACTTTCGCCATCACGTCGACCCGCTCTGCGAGCCGCGTCTTCTCCTGCTTGAGTGCAGCGTTCGTCCGCTTGAGCCCCTCGGTCTCTCTCTGCACCGCGGCGGTGATCTGCGCTTCGAGATCATTGCCCGTTCCGGCGTCGTCGTTCGCGTCTGCGCCCGCTCCGCCGCCACTTCCCGCGCCGTCGTCATCGTTGCAGAACGGCAGCCGGTGTCGGTTCATCCTGTCGAACATCTTCCTCTTCTCCTGAATGGAAGTTCGCCCGACCTCCCGGCCGGGTCTTCGGGGGCCGCCCGTCCTCCTGGACGGCGCAGCTACTCGAAGCAATACTAGGGGAAGAGACGCAAGGACGTCAAGCAGAAACTACAGAAGACCAGCAGCTTCGGCAATTTCCGGCTGGGTCCGGGCCCATTGCTCTAACGTGAGTTCGTTCCCGCGGCGGTCGACGTAGCGGTCTACGCGTGCGCCCTTGCGGAAGGCGTCGCCGCGCCACTTCGCGCCCAGGGCGCGATCCTGGAAGGCCGCAGACTGCCGACGGAGCCAGGTGTCGTAGTCGATCTTCGAGGGGACCGCACCGATGTTCTCACGCGCCCAGCGCTCTCGGATCTCGGCGATCGGCCGCCCGGTGCGGCGGGCCTCCGCGCGGAAGTCGGCCAGGCGCCGGTCGGGGCGCCGCGTGTCGACGACGAAGGGCCGGTTCCCGACGATGTCGGGCGATATGTAGGCGACCGTGATCGAGCGGCAGCTCGGGTGCGCAGGCGGCCGCGCGGAGGGCGGGGAAAGCGGAGCGACGCCCGGCGGCAATGGGCGGTCGAGATTCCCAACCGGCGCGACCTTCCCGTCCCGGCCCGCACAGATGAGCGTCGTGCGGCCGTCGAGCGTGGAGGCCCAGCGGATGAACCGGACGACGTCGGGATTCGCCTCCCAGAGCGCCTCGCGCGCGGCGTTCGAGACGCCGCTCACGACGGTCCGGACGACCGTCTCGGCCTGGGCCCGGGTGACGCGCAGCGGGCCCGCGTAGCCGTCCCCCCGGGTGCCGCGCACGCGCCGCACGATGTCCGGGATCGACTCGTTCTGCACTAGGCCGAGTCGGAGCTGTTGTTCAAGGCGGGCCTGGTCGGCGACGCGCAGCGAGTCGAACCAGCCGCCGGTCGTGCGGCCGTTCCAGACGCCCCGACTCACGATGGTCTGGAGGGTGTTGATCGAGACGCCCGCGAGCGATATCTCAAACGGGACCGCGCCCTTGATCAGCCGGGTCTCGAAGTCGACCTCGGCCCGGGCGATCTTCAGGAGGTCGCGGATCGTTTCGCCGCGCAGCCGCCGGAGGAGAGAGGAGCGGAGCCCGCGCACGTCGCGGATGAGCTTCGCGATCCCGGCACGCGTCGCGGGCCGCGCTCCGCGCGCCATCGTGATTTGCAGTTTCTCGACGAGGTCGCGATCGGCATCGTCGAGGAGT